TCCGAAAAGCTGCACCTGACCCAGCCGACCCTCACGCGCTCCATGCAGAAGCTGGAGGACATCATCGGCGTCAAACTGTTCGAGCGTACAAAAAATCGCGTCCATCTCAATGAGAATGGACGCCTGGCCGCGGAGTGCGCGCGGCAAATCTTGATGCAGGAACAGGACATGGTCAACCGCGTTCGGGCGTTGGATCGCTCTTCCCGGATGCTGGCGGTGGGGATGATCTCGCCGGGGCCGATGCTGGAACTGAATCCGTTGCTCGCGTCCCTCTACCCGGACATGACCATCGCCACTGAGCTGCGCACGGAGGAGGAACTGCTTGAAGGGCTCAATCAGGGCATTTACCAGATGATAATCCTCAATCGCAAGTTGGATGACGACGGCCTGTCCTGTCATCCGTGCGGTTCGGAGCGGCTGCTCTTCGCTGTGCCCTTGGAACACCGTATCGCCGGCAAGTCGGAGTGTTCCTTCAAAGACATGGACGGCGAGAGCTTCCTGATGGCCAGCGAGGTTGGCTATTGGGATCACATTGTCCGTCAGCAGATGCCCAACGCCCATTTCCTGCTGCAAAACGGGCTGGAAGCGCTGCATGAGCTCGTCCGCGCGTCAACCCTTCCGCACTTCGCCACGGACCTGACGCTGCGTCTGTACGGACGCAATCCCCAGCGCGCCTATGTGCCCATTTCCGATGACGCCGCTGTGGAACACTTCTACTGCCACTGCCGCAGGGAGGATGAGAAGCGGTATGAGCAGTTCACCAGCTATGCCGCGCAGATCGATTACTACACGCAATTCATCAAGGCGCGGGATGACTGGAGCTTTGTTTCCGTGTACACTGACGAGGGTATCACGGGCACGAGCACGAAGCACCGGGAGGGCTTCAAGAGCATGGTCGCGGACGCGCTGGCCGGGAAGATTGACCTGATCGTCACCAAGTCCGTCAGCCGGTTCGCCCGCAACACCGTGGACAGTCTGACGACCATCCGTCAGCTGAAGGAGCACGGTGTGGAGTGCTTTTTCGAGAAAGAGAACATCTGGACGTTCGACGGCAAGGGCGAGCTGCTGATCACCATCATGAGCAGTCTGGCCCAGGAGGAGAGCCGCAGCATCTCCGAGAACGTGACCTGGGGCCAGCGGAAGCGGATGGCGGACGGCAAGGTCTCCGTGCCCTTCGACCATTTCCTCGGCTATAAGCGCGGCCCCCACGGGGAGCTGGTGGTCAATGAGGAACAGGCCAGGATCGTTCGGAAGATTTATAAATGGTTCCTGGAAGGGCTGACGCCTCATGCCATCGCAAAGAAGCTGACCGACATGGGCATCCCGACGCCACGCCACGGTACGAAGTGGTGGCAGGGCACCGTTCGGAGCATCCTGACCAACGAGAAGTACAAGGGCGATGCCCTCATGCAGAAGTATTACACCGAGGACTTCCTGACGAAGAAGCAGGTGCTCAACCAGGGTGTGCTGCCGCAGTATTATGTGGAAGGGAACCACGAGGCGATCATCGCTCCTGAAACCTTCGAGCTGGTTCAGCAGGAGCTGATACGCCGCAAGGAGAAGCAGGGCCGGTACAGCGGTGTGGACATCTTCGCTTCCCGAATCGTCTGCGGTCAGTGTGGCGCTTACTACGGCTCAAAGGTCTGGCATTCCAATCAGGCCAGATACCGCCGGGTCATCTTCAGGCGCAACAGGAAGTACGATGCTGGTTCCAAGTGCTCGACGCCGCACGTTACGGAGGAACAGGTGAAGCTTCATTTCACCACGGCATTGAATAAACTCATTGCCTGCTGAGATGAGATCATCGCCGATATGAATTGCACTGTAGACGAGTTGTACGACACAGCTTCCCTCGAAGCGGAGAAAGCACGGCTGCTCGATGAAATGAACATCCTTTCTGACATGATGCAGGCGACAATAAGCGAAAATGCGCGGGTGGCCCTTGACCAGGCAGAGTACCAAACGAGGTATGATGATCTGGCTGAGCGCTACGCTGCCATAAAAGAGCAGCATGATAAAACAGCCGCTGCCATCGCCGAAATGCTTTCAGCAAAGGCGGCGACGCAGCAGTTCATCGCCACCCTCACCAGTCTTGAAAAGCCGCTGGTGGAATTCAGCCCGGAGCTGTGGGGAACGTTGCTGGATCATGCCACCGTCTATGCCAGTGATGACATCCGGTTCACTTTCCGGAACGGCATCGAGATTAATGTATAGTCATATAGGGCTCGATGAACATCAGGTAGTTTGGAGGCTGTCCTTTTCACCGGCAGCCTCTGACTCATTAAGTCCTTCAAGGTTTCCCTGGTCTTCCCCGCTTTCCTCGATATCCTCATCACTATCTTCTGATGCTTCCGATTCGTCCAGCAATTGCATATACCGTTTTGTCCGGCTGTCATATAGTTTTGAATAATCCAGCCGATACTTGGTACGCTTATTATAGATTTGGAGCATGGTTTCCGCGTAGCCGAGGGAGCCATTGCGTCTTTCTTTTGCCATTCGGGTTATCTCCTTGGCAGAGATTCGCCCCAGTCGATCAATAAAGACATCCATCTGTAGCGAGTCGCCATAACAGTATAACAGGCGAGCGATACCGCGCAGAATATTTGCCGAGAGAGATACATCGTTTCCTTCCCACGTAGCTACGCAAAGGTACAGCGTATGATCCAATATATGAAACCCATATTTGTTGTAGATGTATTCGAGTGCTGCCACTGCACAAATGCCATTCTGGGTTCCGCTGCCAACAATACGCAGTTGATAGGATTCAACGATGTCCTTGATGATTTCCTGTGTCTTGTTCTTAGCCTCGATATTTGCCATAAAAATCTCATATGGGGTCAGAGGCTTTTTGTACTTCATCTGGTTAGCGAATATATCTGCCTCTGTCTCATAGTCCAGGTCGTCATATATCATACACCATATCGGAGTATCACGGGAACCAGAGCGTTCAACAATTGTCTCAATGGTATGCTGACCGTCAAAAACATAGTTGACCCCATCTCGGCGACTGACCTTCACGGGATTAATCTGATAAAGATCAAAATGATCGACTGTCCTCTGCACATGTGCTGTCGATATGTTCCTCTGGTAGTCCTGATTAGATACCAGATTTCGGGCGGGGATCAGTTCAAAATGCACCCTGGGCACAAACGCCAGTAGTTCTTCCTGCCGGGTATCACTCATGCTGTATAGCCCCCATTACAATCAATATTCCATCTATGGTTGACCGAAGTGAGATGAGTTCACTTTCAAGACTGCTTCTGGCACCGGCAGATATTCCGCCCAGATTAGCCTTCTGCTGAACCCGTTCTATAGATGATCGCCATGAAGGTATGGTAAGCGCCAAACTTGAGGCTTCGGCATCGGGGTCATATTTTGGCATTGTTTTCACTGTAACAGGTGGCGTTGCCGAAGCTGACTGGTCGAAATGAGCCGTGGAATGCTTGACGCTGCGCAACAACGAGATGATTTCATCCTCGTCCAGATGAAACGGCATGCTGGGGCGTATCTTCGAGGTCACTGCATATATCTCCTCATCGCTCAGACGTGACAGCTTTATTGCATTGATTACGGACAACCGGATGGTATTATTCAGTATGAGCTTTACAAATTGATCATCGACTTTAGCAATTCTATCCATGGCTTGAGTATAGCGATGATAGTGTTCAACACTGGCAGCGCCTATATGATACTCTTGTGCTATTCTATAAGCCGTCATTCTTCTCGAAGGCGGTTTAACCCCCGGTTGCACCCAAACTTTAGGAGCAACCTCATCGCTTCTCTGGTACTGATTGTTACCCGCGGGATTCGGCGCTCCCATGCGCTTTTCAGCCTCATATCGCTTGCCTATCAGATAATGCCTCTGCTCTTCAGTCAAGTTTCGTCGCCCCATCTGGTTTGAGCATATCCAGATGATCGCTTCATCTCTGTCACGCAGGGGAAGTGTCCGAGTTGTAAAAGGCAGACCGTGTTTCATGCATATCTCATACCGGTGATGACCATCCAGAATTATACCTTCCCACAGGCTGATAGGTTCACGGCAGCCATCTTGGAGGAGATTATCTTCCAGTTGTTTATATTCTTCCTGCGTCAAAGCCGGGACAAGGCTTTGAAACTCAGGATCGATTTGAATATTTTCATTCATTGGGCTTGTGCTCCATAGACTTAATGGAATCAGCCGTTGTACCCGACTGAACGTCCTGCGGCGCTGTAATAGGATAGACGATCATCCCTTCTTCCGGATGGAATACGCCTTCGAATCGATACGCCTTACTCATATCCCATTCACCAAAGAGCATTATTTTACCCATCAGTTCTTTGCTATGTAAATCGATCCGATCTTTTGTCTTTTCATAACGGCCAATCAGGCGCTGTGCTCTCATGTCATGACTGTCGCTGATTTGCAGGGCGATAATGCCTTGCATAGGGTTTACCAACAGACGGACATAATCGGGAAAATGCAAAAGCCGTAGAGAACTATATAATAGTCGAATTCGGTTTTTGGGAAAATCCAGAGTGATGCGGGGTTTATGTTGCATCCGGTGCCCCTCCCTCCAATCTGTTTTTGTCAGTCTGTTCCGTGCCTTCATCAGAGTCCGTTGGCTTTCGAGCAGATTTATCCTTCAGCCCGAATACAGCATATCCATCAAAGATATTTATCTGAAAGACCCTCTGATTTTCTTCAACAGGCAGGCCAAACTGATCCTTCCATTCGTCAGGGAAAACCGGTTTGCGCGATGTACGCCATTTTTCTTCTCCGGTTTCGGTTTTCTGCAATTCCCGCCGAAAGATCTCTGTGGCATTCAGGTCAAAAACCAAAATCAGTTCGGTTTGGCTGTGTACCAGTTTCCCGATGAGCTTGTACCGATAGTTGGGATTCCAGCCCATCATATCAACCAGCATCGCATAAAACAAACGACAGGTTATCGTCCTCGGATTGCCACTTGTACTCAACCAGGTGAATGAATCCTTCATGTCATCAGAGGATGGACGTATGACCAGTTTCCTGTCCCGACGATTAACCAGCACCTGAACGTATTCAATACCAGGAAGCTTTCTAATGCATGCTTTATTGAACCCAATCTTGCAGTCAGCGAAAGTGACACACGGCTCCAGCGTATGAGCAAAGTACTCTCCCCGTACCACTTGGTAACCGTCATAATTGAATCTTGAGTCATATTCCGGCGCATCTTCCGGCGGATTCCGGGGCGGCGGGGCGGTGCCATTACCAGAGACAAACGGCTGCATCTGAATCTGCTCAGATTGAGCATCGTCGTCATGATACAGATTATTCGAATTGCTATTTTCTCCACTATCACTCATGGGACAATGCCTCCTCGTGCATGCTCTGTATTATAACCTCAATGCCCTGCTTCAGTTGTTCCGGTGTTGTAGGCTGAATCTCGTCTCCTCTTTCAAAGGGTATGCCAGGCCTATGCAGCTCCCACTCCTGTTCAAGACCCGCTTTAGAGAGAATGGAACTCTGATCATGAGAATGCCATTCTGCACCAAAAGAATCAGCCCACTCAGAAGGATAGCCAATCATTGTTGCCGGTGTCCGCAATATTGGGGTGAATTCTTTCTGGAACACTTCAAAACCGCCATCTGCCTCCTCCTGCCCCGCATCCTTCATTCGGATGTATACCTCTGTATCGCACAAATCGAACAACAGCACAATCTCCTTGTCCCGCTGTTGACGTATCCCACGAACGCGATATTTATTATCCGGTTTCCATTCGAGGATTTCATACAGCGTTGGCAGAAAGGCACTTGCATGGACAGCCCTTGTTGTACAGTAACGCTCGTATACTTTTGCCCAATTGACGCCATGCCGGTTATCCTTGGTGGTTGGACGCACTGCAAATATCTTATTCACCGGGTCAAACAGCATCTGCACATAAAGCGGCGATTCCAGCTTTCGCACAGCTGTCTTGGAGAATACGATGCTGTTCCGAGAAAAGGTAACAGCAATATCCTTCGTGCTCGTATGGAAATACTGTCCTCGTGCTACTTCATACCCGCGCAAATCAAAATCACCTACATTTACCTGTGGTATATGATCATCATGAGGTTCACTTTCAGTACAAATGCCTTCAACCGCATCAAAGTAATCCTGCGTCGTGAAACCGGACCATTTGGGATTGACCTCAACAAATCCCTTTAACAGGCCTGAGTCTACGACGTGAAGAGATGGCAAGAGTCCCTTGTATTTGTACTTTGCATTTGTGATTAAACGCTGGACAGTGATAAAATCATCGCGGCTGACAATAGCCTCATGGTGATCTCTCTCGCGGTATTGAGGAACGTTGTGCCTGTTCTTCTTTGATTTGTGGTCTATGTAATTGGGAGTAAAGGTCTTATGAGCCAGAACGTCTCCACAATGGCGCTCGTTTTGCAGGATGCCGAGCACAGTCTTGGAAGTCCATTTTTCATTGCCACGCTTGGTACGGCGTCCCAGTTTGACCATTGTTTCGGCGATCTCCGTGGTACTATAGCCAAACAGATACATGAAAAAGCAAAGACGCACCGTGAGGGCTTCACTTTCATTGATGATCAGGTTCCCGTCCTCATCCAAATCGTAGCCCAAAAGTTCCGGGGTGAGGAATATACCACGAGAAAAGCGCATTTCTATAGAGGCATTCATGATCTCGCTTTTTATATGGGATTCTTCCTGAGCGGTGGAAGACAGGATCGTCAGTATCATTTCGCTGTTTTTCCCAAGCGTGTAAATACCTTCGGTCTCGAAAAACACGCCGACTGGATGTGGCAGTGCTGCCAGCCGCCGAACCTGGCCTACGCAATCCAGAACATTCCTCGCAAAACGTGAAACGCTCTTAGTGACAATGATGTCAATGCAGCCAGCCTCGCAATCCGCCAGCATTTGAAGAAACTGATCTCTGTGTGCCAAGGACGTCCCAGATATACCCTCGTCCGCATAAATGCGCACCAGTTTCCAGCCTGGGTGCCGGTCAATAACATCCGTATAATGGTTCTTTTGAAGCTCAAAGGAACTGGTCTGATTGGGGTCATCTGTAGATACTCGAACATACACCGCGACACGCTGTTCAACATTCTCTTCAAATACATTGATCTTCTGTGCTGCCGGGATGACTTCCAGGCGATCCCGATCAATCCCCTTATAGCGCTCTCTTATCCTGGCTTTACGTTCAGCTGCTGATGTCCCACGTGTTTCCTGCTCCAACATCAGACGGTTCCCTCCTTTCTCCTCTGTGTTGGCGTTTTACACTGTATGGATTAATTATATTCGAAGGGATAAAATATACAAGAAACTGAGAGTAACAGTTATTCCCCAAATGTATGGGGTAATCGTTACTCTCAGTTTCTATTGTCTAAATCCTGCAGTCTTGCCCTCTAATTCTCCATCTTTTTGCTCTCGCACTGACGAAGTGCGGCTTTTACATGAATCAAGGTTTTTGTGAGCATTTCACGTTCTTCGGCATCGCAGTCCTCGAGCAGTGCCGTTATCTCCGCATCTGAAATCTGTGCCAGTTCAGGTGTATTTGCCCGAAGCAGCCAATCCGCTGATACATTCAATGCTTCAGTTATCTTTTGAAACACCAATATGCTCATGGTGTTTTTTCCCTGCTCCAAATTGCTGATGTAGGTGGGGGTGACATCCAGCTTTTCAGCAAGTTCTGCCTGGGATAGATGTTTGGCCAGTCGAGCAGACCGCACCCGCTCACCAATCTCCTGCAAATAGGCGTTCACACGGCCACCCCTCCTCTTCAAGAATTGACGAAACCATAAAGTATTTTATGAATTTCTATCTGGTAATGGAATAAAGCATACTTGATGGTTTCTAATATACTTGTTCTTTTGGGCAAAAAAAGGAGGATGCGCATGATTCATTTCGATGTGGATGAGCAGGAGCGAGAGAATCGGAAAAATCTCTACATCTCGGTGGGTGCTGAAATCAAAGAACGCCGCAAGGAGCTTGGAATTACCCAGGAAGACATGGCTGAGAGGATTGGCAAAAGCCCTATCCATCTCCGTTACCTTGAAACGGGTTCCCGGCAGTCGATGCTTCACGTTTATGTTGACATTGCCCGGGAGCTCCAATGCACGGTCAACGACCTGCTCCATGGTTGTTATAGCAAGCGGTCTTTGACGGCGAGCTCTATCCAGAGAATGTTGACAGCCGCTACGGAACATGAGCTGCAGCTCATTCATGATCTCATCAGGCTAATCCTGGATGCTATGAAGGACCCGGTAAAATA